ACCGGCGAAGCGGGCGACAACATCGGCCGCGGCGGCCGTAAGGCCATCTATGGCGTTGACGAATCGGCCCACGTGGAGCGCCCGCAGCTGATTGACGCGTCGCTGGCCGCGACGACCGATTGCCGCCTGGACATGTCGTCAGTCAACGGCATGAACAACAGCTTTGCAGAGCGCCGCCACAGCGGAAAAATAAGCGTTTTCACGTTTCACTGGCGTGACGACCCGCGCAAGGATGATGCCTGGTACAAGAAAAAGTGCGACGAATTAGACCCGGTCATCGTGGCCCAGGAGCTGGACCTAAACTACACCGCATCCATGGAAGGCGTGGTGATTCCGTCGCAGTGGGTGCAGGCCGCCATTGATCTGCACAAGCGCCTGGGCCTTGAGCCATCGGGCATTCGGCGCAGCGCGTTGGACGTTGCCGATGAAGGCCGCGACAAGAACGCGTGGGGCTGGCGCCACGGTGTGGTGCTGATGCACGCCGAATCGTGGAAGGGCAAAGACTCCGATATCTTCGCCACCACGGAGCGCGCCTTCCGGTTGTGCGACGAATGGGGCGTGGCGGAATGCGACTTTGACGGCGACGGCCTGGGCGCGGGCGTGCGCGGCGATGCGCGCAAGATCAACGAAGAGCGCGCGGCCGCCAACAAGAAACGGCCACTGAAAGACGCCGTGCCCCTGCTCTACTTCCACATGTTCCGCGGCAGCGGTGCGGTGCTTGAGCCCGAAAAGATCGTGCCGTTTACCGACCGCAAGAACAAAGACTTTTTCGAGAATTTCAAGGCGCAAAGCTGGTGGAGTCTGCGATTCCGGTTCCAACAGTCATGGCGCGCGTCGCAGGGCATGGAATACAAGCCCGACGAAATCATCAGCATCAGCAGCGGCTTTGCCGAACGCCAACGCCTGGTCACGGAGCTGTCCCAGGTCGTCTACAAGGAAAGCAAGTCGGGCAAGATCATGATAGACAAGACCCCGGACGGCATGCCCTCCCCCAACTTGGCCGACCAGGTCATGATGCTGTACGCCCCGCGCAATTCTATGATGGCCTTTAGTGACGAATTCGCAGACCGGCTCTGACGGGTGCTAGACTGGCGCGGCTGCCCCTACGGAGTCGCCCACGTGTCCAAATCCCGCGCCGTCGCCAAAGTCAACGCGTCAGTTGCCGCCGCCATCCCCGGCAACGCCATCCTGTTGGAACGCCTGGCCATGATGGTGGCCGATGGCACGATGCACCACCGCGAGTTCAAGGCGCCCCAGCTGGGCCCGGGCGTCGTCCCCCGCGGCCGGCGCGGCGCGGTGGCTATGGACAATGCGCTGTCCATGTACAGCTACCTGAACCAGTCCGAATGGTGCGGGCTGGGCTTCCCGGGCTATCCGTACCTGTCGAACCTCGCGCAGCGCAGCGAGTACCGCGCCCCCGTGGAAACCATCGCCCAGGAAATGACACGCGAATGGATCAAATTTCCCGGGTGCAGCGAGAAAGAGCAGCAAGACCTGGAAAAAGCCTATGAACAGTTCGCCATCCGCGACTGCATCCGCCAGGTTGTCGAATATGACGGGTTCTACGGCCGCGGCCAGCTCTATATCAGCATCAAGGGCCAGGACAGTGACAACAAGCGCCGACTGCCGCTGCTGGTGGATGATGACGGCGCGACGATCCGCAAGGGCATGCTGCAGGGCTTCAAACCCGTGGAACCCATCTGGACGACGCCCTACGCGTACAACAGCAACGATGCGACGGCGCCCGACTTCTACAAGCCCGAATCCTGGTATGTCATCGGCAAACAGACGCACGCATCACGCCTGTTGACCTTCATTTCCCGCACCGTGCCGGACGTGCTGAAACCCTCCTATAATTTCAGCGGCCTGTCATTGTCCCAGCTCATCGAACCCTACGTGGTGCGCTGGCTCAAGACCGTGGACAGCGTAAACCGACTCATCAGCAATTTTTCCATCATCAAGCTGGCCACCAACATGCAGGCCACGCTGCAGCAGCAGCCCAACGGTGACGGCCTCTTTACGCGCCTGGCCATCTTCAACAAGGCGCGCGACAACCGCGGCGTGTTTGTCCACGACAAGGACAGCGAAGAGCTGGACGCCATCAACGTGCCGCTGGCCAGCCTGGACAAACTGCAGGCGCAGGCGCAGGAACACATGGCGGCGCCGACGCACATTCCCCTGGTGAAGCTGACTGGCATTACGCCTTCGGGCCTCAACGCGTCCAGCGAAGGGGAAATCAAGGTGTTTTATGACTTCATCGCGGGCCAACAGGTGGCTGTGTTGGGCGCGCACATGAAGACTATTTTGCGTATCGTTCAGCTGCACTTGTGGGGTAAGGTGAACGATAAAATAGGGTTCGAATGGGTGCCGCTGGATTCGCCCACCGACAAGGAAGAATCCGAAATGCGCAAGGCTGACGGCGACGTGGGCGCCCAGCTCATTGACCGCGGCGTCATTTCCCAGGACGAAGAGCGCCAACGCCTGCGCAACAATCCGCGCAGCGGCTACACGTTCTTGAAGGGCGAAGCGCCAGGCGTACCCGACGAAATGGAACTGGCCGAACACGAAGCGGAACTCACCGAAGAGGGCAAACAGAAAGACCACGAACGCGGCGAAGAGTCGGCCGACGCCAGCCAGAAGCGGGAACAGGAAAACGCGGCCCACGCGGCCAAGCTGGACAAGGGCAACAAGGGCAAGGCAAACTGATCGCCTACGCTCGCCCCATCGTCGCCCGGAGTTCGTCCCCATGAAGCGAATTGTTGCCGCGCTTGCCCTCGCGCTGTGCGCCCTGCCCGCCTTGTCGGCCACCCTGTACGTGACGGAGATTGCCGGCGCACCGCCCACGTCGGTGTATTACCAGGCCGCCCGCATGCCCGCGACGGCCAACCAAACCGTGAGCATTGGCGGCGTTAGCGCCCAGTCCGCCGCCTTCAACACCGCAACGGGTCTTGTCCGATTGCATGCAGATATTGCCTGCCACATTGTTGTGGGGGGCACCAATCCCACCGCCACGGCCACGTCCATGCGCTTCATTGCGGGTCAAACCGAATACTTCGTGGTGAAACCTGGCGATAAGGTCGCCGTCATCATCGAGTGACGCACGCGTGCACCGCACCTTCGTCGTTGCCGTTCTGTTGCTCTTCCTGCTGCTGGTGGCGCTCGCCGTGCACGCGGGCATGATGGGCGGCGTAGGTCAGCTGATGATTCCCGGGCAGCTGCAGGCGGACCCCGTGTTGTCGCATGCCATCGTCACCGAAGCGGGAATTGCCATCACGACCGAATCCGGCAACCCCATCCGCACAGAGACTGACACGCCATGAAGAAACGCCGACTTGTTGCCGCCGCGCTCGCCGCGGTGGCGTTGACGGGTTGCGCCACGCTCAACACGGAGCTGGGGCAGTGCCTGCTGGTGGAGTATGCTTTCCCAGTCTTTCGCCTGCTGACCGAAGCCGGCGACACGCTCACGACCGAATCCAACGACCCACTGAGGTTAGACCCATGAAGACGATGTTTTACGGGCGGCATCGTGCCGCATTGCTCGCTGCGGCCCTGATCGCTGTCGCACCGCTGGCCTTGGCCGATGTGAAAATCAGCGCGCTGCCCGCGGGCTCTGCGTTGGCGGGCACGGAGCCCGTGCCGGCTGTGCAGTCGGGCGTGACCGTGAAGACCACGCCGGACGCTATCAGCACGTATACGTTCGGCCAGATGACCAGCAGCACAATCCTGGGCAAGTTCAGCGGAACGTGCGATGCCACCACGATGCTGCGCGGCAATGGCCAATGCACGAAAGTGGACCTTGCCACGAACGTTGCGGGCCAGCTGGGTGCGGCCAATGGCGGCACGGGTGCGGCTACTCTGTCGGGCCTGCTGAAAGGCAACGGCACGTCACCATTCACCGCGGCGGCGTCGTCCGATGTCATCAGCCTGTGGACTGGCACGTGTAATTCCACCACGTTCCTGCGCGCCGATGGCAGCTGCCAGGCGGCCGGCGGTGGATCGGGCACTGTCACCAGCGTGGGTTTGACCATGCCGTCAGGCTTGAGCGTGGGCGGCTCGCCCGTCACCACGTCGGGCACGCTGGCAGTTACCACCACCCTGTCAGGCGTCGTTCACGGCAACGGTTCGGGCTTCACCGCCAGCAACGTGGCGCTGGCTTCCGAAGTGTCGGGCACGCTCCCCATTGCCAACGGCGGCACGAACCTGACGGCCGCGGTTGATGACAACGTCATGGTGGGCAATGGCACCACGTGGCAGTCCAAGGGCCTCACCGATTGCGCTGGTGCAACCAACGCGGTCACGTACAGCACGGCAACCAACAATTTCGGGTGCAACACGATTGCAGGTGGCGGCGGTACTCCTGCGGGCTCCAACACGCAGGTGCAGTTCAACAGCTCCGGATCGTTCGGCGCTGATTCGAATTTCACCTATAGCAACAGCGGCACGCGCACCATTACCCTTGGATCAGCGAGCGTTAACGGCGCCTTGAAGGCGGCCGATGTCACTTCGGGCACTGCGCCCACCATTTCCATTCTGGGCAGCACGCAAACGTCCGGACAGGGCGGCGATGTCATCATCAACGCCGGAAATACGAACAACAGCACGTCCACCGTTGGGCCTGATGTGAAAATCACTGGCGGCACTGGTGGCGCTTCGGGCGGCGCGGGTGGCCGCGTCGTCATCACGGGCGGTGTCTCGAATACGAACGGCACCGGCGGCGGCGTCGAATTGACCGGCGGTATCGGAAAGCACGCCACCGTGGACGGTGACGGCGGCCCCATCACTCTGCTGGGCGGCTCCGGTATCCGCGGCGGCACTGGCGGCCTTGTGACGATTTCTGGCGGCCGTGCGGGCGCCAGCAGTGGCGCAACGGGCGCGAACCTGGTGCTGAACGGCGGCCGCGGCGGCAGCGCGAGCGGCAATGGTGGCGTCATCATCCTGCAGACTGCTGCGGCTGACACGCTGACGGAACGTCTGCGCATCCTCAACAATGGCGCGTGGTCGGTCGGCAGCACCGGCACGGCGACTGGCACAGCCGGCCAGGTGCTGACCAGCGCCGGCAGCGGCAGCGCCCCCACGTGGTCCAACAGCGCGATTACCAGTATTGCGAACAAGATCACCACGACCGGCAATAGCGCCGGCAGCCAGACGACGGTATGGACAACGAGCCTGGCAGCCAACACGTTGACGGCCGATGGCCAGACCGTGCATTTTTCGGTGGCGGGAACCGTGGCGGCTACCAGCTCCACGGATAAGCGCTTTACCATCGAATTTGGGGACGCGTCCACGTCGCTGTTGGATTCGGGCGCCTTCGGCACGAATACGGGCGTGCAAGGCTTCTGGCAGGCGAACGGTATGTGCATCCGCAGTGGCGCCACCACAGCACGTTGCACGGTGACGATGACGGCGCAGGACGCAGCGTCCACCACGCCACCTGGGCAGGTGAAGACCTTCACGGCTTACGCGTCGGTCACGGCCACGTGGTCGGGCACGCCTACTTTCCGCGTGACGACGAACGGCACGAATGCCAACGACACCAGCATCACGATGGGCCGTATTTGGGCCATGCCATAATTGACGCGCGGGTCAGTCCCGCGTAGTCTGCGCCCAGTGCCTGGGGCTATTCGAAATACGTAGCCCTGTAATCACCCCCGCCACGGTCAACCCCCGACTGTGGCGGGGGCGAGCCATCACCAACGGGAGCGCAACACGTGAGTCAAACCCCATCCGTTCGAATTGATGCCCGCGGGGCCAACGGCAAGCTGATTACAACGCAGGTGGTGCCCGTCGCGGGCGACCCGATGCCCCTGCACAATTTCATTACCAAACAGGCGCTGCCGGCGCTGCAGCTGGCTGTGCAGAAGAAACAGCAGTTGGTGATGATCGTCGCCAAGCCCTGGAAAGTCTGGGTAATGCGCTACATTCTGCGCGCTCACCTGTAAACTGGGCGCATGGCCGCGCCCCCGAAAAAGCCCGTAACCGCCCCACCCGTCTGGCCCAACGCCGGGGTGGAAGTCTGGTATAGGGGCGAGCTCGAACGCATCGTGGACGAAATGCACACGATGCTGTCCCACGACATCACCGCCGCCTGGAAGGCCGACGCGCCGGATATTGGCTTCGCGTCTGACGCGGTCGCGGCGCACTTGGCTGCTGGCGTCATGTTCCGCAATGGTGACGGCCGCGTGCTGTTCATGCGGCGCACCGACGGCGAGGGCTGGGCCTTCCCGGGCGGCATGGTGGAACCTGGCGAAACCATCGAAGGCGCCGCGCGCCGCGAGGCCAGCGAGGAAACCGGCTGGGCCGGTGGCCAGCATTTGCACGTGATTGACGTGCAGGTGGTGGGCGGCGTGCAGTTCCACACGTTCGAATGCTTCGTGGCCACGGGGTTTGTGCCCTTCAAGAACGGCGAGCACGACATGCACGCGTGGCTGTTCCCACGGGAAGCACTGTTGAAATCCGACCTTCACGCGGGCGTGCGCGCCACGCTATGGAAGATGCAGCAGGCCATGGCCACCGACGCCAAGCGCGGCCGCGGCATCAGCCTGTTGCGCAAAGCCCTGGAAAAATGGGGCGGCCTATGGATTCGCAAACTGGACAAACTGTCCACCACGTTGGCCGAAAAGTTCGCGGATAAGAACTTCCGCGCGACGCAGTCGGCCATGCAGCAGGCGTTTAAAAAGGCCGGCTTCACCGTGGCGTTCAAGCCCACCGCGTCCAGCATCACCGCCTACGAAGCCGTAGTGGCGGAAAATGTCGGGCTCATCAAGTCGATTCCGCAGCAGTACCTGAAAGACGTTCAAACGCAGGTGTGGCAGTCGGTGCTGAAAGGCGGCGACTTGTCGGACCTGACGCGTGGCCTGCAGAAGAAATACGGTATTGCGCACCGGCGCGCGGCGCTCATCGCACGCGACCAGAACAACAAGGCTAAGGCCATCATTGAGCGCGTGCGGGACCAGGAAATGGGTATAAAGGAAGGCATCTGGCTGCATTCGCACGCTGGCAAAGAGCCGCGACCCACCCACGTGGCGATGCATGGCAAGCGCTATTCGCTGTCCAAAGGCATGTATGACAAAGCCGTGGGGGAATGGATTTACCCGGGCCAGCTCATCAACTGCCGCTGCGTGATGAAGCCTATTATTCCGGGGCTGGGCTGATGACCCCGCTAATGGATCGGCTGATAGACGTACTGATACAGTGCGTCAATTTCTTCATTCCTTGGGCCGTGCTGAACGAATACGAACGCGGCGTGTTGCTGCGCTTCGGCCACTTCAAGCGTGAGCTAGGCCCAGGGTTTCACTGGTGCATTCCGTTTGCCATTGACCACGTGATGGTGGACAACGTAGTGACCCGCACCCACACGTTGCCCCCGCAGACCTTGACCACGAAAGACGGGCGCACGGTGAGCGTTACGGCCGTCATCACGGCCAACATTGGCAACGTGCGCAAAGCCCTGCTGGAAGTGGAAAACATGGATCATGCGCTGCTGGATGCATGCAGCGGCGCCGTGGGCCAACACGTTGCCGCCACCGACTGGGACGATCTGCGCAAACACGACGCCAACGAAACGCTGACGAAGGCTTGCCGGCAGAATACCGCGCGGCGCTACGGCGTGGAAATCGAGCGCGTGCAGCTGGCGGACTTGGCCGTGTGCAAGGTGATTCGTCTGCACGGGCTTGCCCACGCCGTCAAAGATTGATACTTTCGCCCTCCCCTGACCGTGGAGTCAAAGCACATGCCCAAAGGTAAGAGCCTGGCCGATTTTCGCGCCGTCCATGACAAATCCGTGACCATCCCGCAGAAGATCGAAGCGGCACTGGTCAAAATGGCCAAGGACAACGGCCCCGAACACTGGGAATATGAGGGCCAATTTATCAAGCTGGTGGGCGTGAGCCAGGCGGAATTCGGCCAGTACCGGGACAAGTTCAAGGCCCACGTGGTGGCCATCAAGAGCAACGGCACCACGAAGCGCGTATGGGTTGCCACCGCCAAGGCCGCGACGAAATTCCTTGAAGTGGAAGGCGTTACCGCTGCAGAGTAAAGGGCTATGGCGAACAAGAACCTGCAGGATTTCCGGGCCGCGCATGATCCGACCTTTGAGCGGTTGGACGAAAGCACGGTGTATGACCGCCCGCTGCCCAAGTGCAGCAGGTTCATAGTTACGGCCGCGCAGAACGGCACGCCCGTAAATGCGCACTTCTGGCGCGTGCTGCGCTACATGTCGGACGCCATCGGCGCCGAAATTCTTGTGATGCCGTTGCGCTACAAGAACCCCACCAGCCGGTGGACCGGCAGCCAGCAGAACGAAGAATGGTGGGCGCCCGACGTGCGGCCGTTCCTGTGGTCGCGGCGCTTCGATGTGAACCGCAACCTGACGTTGCTGGCCGACATCAAGACACAGCCCACCAACAGCAACCCGTTGGGCGACGCGGACAGTATTTCCAAGGGTTCAAGCGGCATCATTCCGCACGTGCGCGTGCAGACAAAGAGCGTGGCCACGCCGCAGAACAAAATGGCCAAACTGATGATGACCAGCGGGGCCTGCACCGTGTCGAACTACACGGACACCCGCGTGGGCAAGGTGCGCGGCGAATTCCATCATTCGCTATCGGCCGTGCTGATCGAAGTGGACGGCGGCACGTTCTACGCGCGGCGCCTGCACTTCGATGAGAAAACCCGCACGGTTACCGACTACGGCACGCGCTACGGCGCGAAGTCGCACGAAGTGGCCCCGCCCGCGCTGGGCCTGGTCATGGGTGACATGCACGTGCGCCGCGCGTGCCGCAAGTCCGTGGA